TTTACGTTGATTAGCAAAAAGCGTATTTATAACTCTGTGGAAGAAGAAGCTTAGTGACATATTTATTAGAAAACTAAAAACTATGAAAATAGCAACAAAAGGCGTTATCGCCTTATTTTTATTGGCCGCTGTTTGGTTAATTTTTAAAGAATTCGGTGAAGTTAGATTTAAGACCGAATCTTACGAAAATAAGATAGAAGAATTAGCAGTTCAAATCGATTCTTTACACGGTCAGAACGATAGTTTAGAGGCTACAATCCAAGTGGTAGAGCAAGAGAACTTGGTTTTAGAACAAAAAACTAAGACATTATCTAGCAAAGTAAAAGAGTTAAAAGAAGACAAGTCAGAGTTAGAGGCCGCAGCAAAAATGAGACCTCATGAGATCGATAGCTTCTTTGTAAAGAGATACGAAGCTCAATATAAAGTAGAAACTAAGGACACTACTATTTTACCAGTTCCAGTTTCTAAAGCAGTAGTAGTTGACCTAGTAGATTTAGACAGAACTAGAAATATTGTATTAAACCAAGACAGCTTGATCACTAATTTAGAATCTACTGTAAATGGTAAAGATAAAGTAATCGTAACCTTAAGAACTAAAGAGGGCAACTACGAATCAATCATACAAAAGCAAGTAGAACAACAAAATAACTACAAAGTAATTGTTGAAGGTTTAAAGGGAGACATTAAAAAATTGGATAGAAAAAACAAAATCAATAAGCTTACTAAATTTGGAATGGGTTTCTTAATTCTAGGTCTTGCAGTAACGCATAAATAATGTCAGAGAGTCAAATCGATATAAAGCAAAGAATTAAGGAAGAGTTTGTAAGGTGCGCTCAAGATCCTGTGTATTTCATGAAGAAGTATTACATGATCCAACACCCACAAAGAGGTCGAATGCTGTTCGACCTTTATCCGTTCCAAGAAAAGGTTTTAAAACTATTTCAAAAGCATCCGGATTCAATCATTAACAAGTCAAGACAGTTGGGTATCTCTACCTTAGTGTCTGCGTACTCTTTGTGGTTGATGGTATTTTCAAAAGATAAAAATATTCTTGTAATTGCGACTAAGCAGGACACTGCAAAGAACATGGTTACAAAGGTTAGATTCGCTTACGATAACTTGCCTAACTGGATGAAGATCGGAGCTGGAGCAACTTCTAACAATGCATTAAGTTTAAGATTAACAAACGGTTCTCAAATCAAAGCAGTATCAGCAGCCGGTGACGCAGGTCGTTCGGAAGCCGTGTCGCTCTTGGTAATAGATGAGGCCGCGTTCATCGATAATATTGAAACTATCTACACTGCGGCTAAGATGACCTTGGCTACGGGTGGTGGATGTATCGCGTTATCTACTCCTAATGGTGTTGGTAACTGGTTCCACAAGTCTTACACAGACGCTCAATTACAAAAAAATAACTTCTTACCAATCTCTTTACCTTGGACAGTTCACCCTGAAAGAAATCAGGATTGGAGAAATATGCAAGACGTGGATCTTGGAATTAGAAACGCAGCTCAAGAGTGTGATTGTGACTTCGCTACCTCAGGTAATACCGTAATTCCTCCAGAAGTTTTAACTTGGTACGAAGCCAATATGATATCCGAGCCAATCAATAGAGAAGGTCAGGAAAAAGCACTTTGGATTTGGGAATATCCTAAACCCACCACGTACTATATGGTAGTAGCTGACGTGGCGAGGGGAGACTCAATGGACTACTCTGCTTATCATGTTATAGATACAGAGACATTGACACAAGTAGCTGAATTTAAAGCTCAAACTGATACCAGGGTATTTGCCAACGAGCTTATAGCAATAGCAACTAGATACAACCAAGCTTTATTGGTAATTGAAAACGCAAATATTGGTTGGGACGTAGTTCAAGGAGTGGTGGAGAGCGGATACTCTAATATACACTTTAGTCATAGATCTGACAGTAACGCTGACTTAAACAGCTATTTACAAGTACACTACGGAAATGCAACTTTGGTACCTGGATTTACCATGAGTCCTAAAGTTAGACCTTCTGTATTAGAAAAGATGAGAGACTTTATAGAAAACAAAACGGTTACTATAAGATCAGTTAGATTATTAGAGGAGCTTCGCGTATTTATATGGAAGAACGGTAAGCAACAAGCTATGTCGGGGTATAACGATGACTTGGTGATGGCTTTTTCTATTGCTATGTATTTGAGAGAAACCTCTTTAAGATTCAGAAGAACAGCAGAAAGTCTAACTCACGCTAGTCTAAATGCTTTCTCAAAAGCTGGAGAAGATAGCCCGATGTATCAGTCTTACACTAATTATGGTAATAACCCATGGCAACAAGAAATTGCAACTCCAATGGGAAAAGAACAACAAGATTTAACTTGGCTTTTATAATATAAAGATATGGCAGAAAACAAACAAGACAACCTATTTTCGGCGCTAAGAAGACTCTTCTCGACCGATGTCATTATTAGAGATTCTGGTGGTAAGAATTTACAAGTGATAGATACAGAACATATCCAGACTTCTGGTGTGATTCAAACTAACTCTTTAATCGATAGATTCCACAAAGTATACACTACGTCTACAGCTTATGGAGTTAACTTAAACTTAGCTCAGAACTATCAATCAGCTCGTGTACAAATATATGCAGATTACGACGCAATGGATACAGACGCTATCATTGCTTCTGCATTAGATATTATTGCAGATGAGTGTACTTTAAAGAACGACCAAGGTCAAGTACTACACATTACCTCTGCAGACGAAAATATTCAAAATTTACTAGAAAACCTATTCTACTCAGTAATGAATATAGAATTTAATCTGTGGTCATGGATTAGAAATATGTGTAAGTACGGTGACTTCTATTTAAAATTAGAGATCGCAGAAAAGTTTGGAGTTTACAACGTAATTCCATTCTCTGCTTATAATATTGTTAGACAAGAAGGTTTTAATCCTAAAAATCCAAACGAGGTAAGATTCAAATTCGATCCTAACGCAGCTATAAGCTCTACAACAGGATACACTTCGGCTTACAACAATCAAGATCCAGGAATTTGGTTTGATTTGTACGAAATGGCTCACTTTAGATTCTTAGGTGACGTTAACTATTTACCATACGGTAGATCTTATTTGGAACCTGCAAGAAAATTATTTAAACAATACACTTTGATCGAAGATGCGATGTTGATTCATAGAATTACTCGTGCCCCAGAAAGAAGAACATTCTACGTTAACGTGGGAGCCATCCCACCAAACGAGGTTGAGAACTACATTCAACGTATGATTGGTAAGATGAAGAAAACTCCTCTTATCGATGCTCAAACTGGTCAATACAATATGAAGTTCAACCAACAAAACTTATTGGAAGACTTCTTTATCCCAGTTAGAGGTAACGATCAATCTACTAGAATTGATACTGCAAAAGGTCTTGAGTACAACGCTATCGAAGACGTTCAATACTTTAGAGAGAAACTATTTGCAGCGTTAAAGATTCCTAAAGCATTCATGGGATATGAAAAGGACTTAACTGGTAAAGCAACTCTAGCCGCTGAAGATATTCGTTTTGCTAGAACTATCGAGAGAATCCAGAGAATCATTGTATCAGAATTAAAGAAAGTGGCGCTGGTTCACTTGTATGCTCACGGCTACACTAACGAATCAATCACCAACTTCGATATTCAATTAACTAATCCTTCTATCATATACGAGCAAGAGAGAATTGCTATGATGAAAGAGAAGATTGACCTTGCTAATCAAGCGGTTGAAAATTCTTCTTTACCAAGAGATTATATTTGGAAGAACGTATTTAATATCTCTGAGGACGAATTTGATGAGTTAGACGACCTTATTGTAGAAGATCAAAAGCGCAAGTTTAGATATAAACAAATCGCTGAGGAAGGAAACGATCCAGCAGAAACAGGCCAAGCATTTGGTACACCACATCAGATAGCAAGCTTATACGGTGGAAAAGGAGACGGTACATTAGATGTGCCTAGAGGCTACGATGAGACCAATCCAAAAGAGCCAATGAAGATTCCTGGAAGACCTCAAAAGTACAAATCTATATACGGAACTGACGAATCTCCATTTGGAAGATCTGGAGTTTACGATATGAATAATCAAAATGCTGAGACTAAGGAAGACAAGGTTGGAGTTACTTTTAAGGGCGGAGCTTTAAACATGGAGAACACTATGGCTATCTATTTACAGAACAAAAACTCAATTGAGAAGATGTTCGAGAAGCAAAACGCTAGAAAGACTCAACTTTTTGAACAATCAAGCCTATTAAGCGAAGACAACATCATTGACAATCTAGATTAGAATATTTAGATATTTATTAGCAAGCCTATCCAAAATAGCTATGGGAATTAAACATTCGAAATATCGTAACACCGGTATTTTATTTGAACTTTTAGTAAGACAGACAACTTCAGACCTTTTGAACAATCAGGACTCTAAAGCTGTTAAAATACTTAAAAAGCACTTTACCAACACAGAATTGGGAAAAGAGTACAGTTTGTACAGCGCTTTCGTAACCAGTCCAAAACTTTCAGAAGCTAGGGCCGAGATTCTTATTTCAACCATTTTAGAACAGTATAAGAAATTAAGCCACGACACACTCAGCCAAGCCAAGTATAACCTAATCAAAGAAATTAAGAAAAACTACAACCTAGAAGATTTTTTTAAAGCCAAGATAGAGAATTACAAGCCTTACGCTTCTGTTTATACAATATTCGAATCTCAAAATAGTCCTAATTCAGACACCAAGCAGATCGTTCTAAACAAGATCAATCTTTTGGAGCACATTACTCAAGACTCTATTAAGGACATGCAAGCTCCTCAATCAATGGTTCAAGAGTTAATGAACGAAGACAAAGAGATCAGACTTTTGACATACAAATTATTGGTTGAAAAATTCAATAAGAAATATCAAGGCCTTTCTGAAAGACAAAAAGGCATTTTAAAAGAATACGTTTCTAGCATATCTGATTCCGCTAACTTAAGAAAGTTTTTAAACGCTAAGTTAAAAGAGATCAAACAAGAACTTATCGAGCAAACTGAAAAAGTAGAAGATAAAGTTACTAAGATCAAAGCAGAAGAGGTAGTTAAATTCATAAAGCCTTTGAAAGAGGGCATCGCTATTAAAGACGAAACCATTACTGGAATTTTACAATATTGTGAATTAATTGACGAGCTAAAAAGAGTGTCTAAATAATGAAGAAACCTTTCGATAATCAATTCGCAACACAAAGATTACTATCAGAGGAAAGTGCGACTGGTGGTGGAGTTTCTAACGGAGCTACATTTACGCCTGGCACTGGAGAACAATACTCAACTACGAAAGCTTTCAAAAAGAAGAAAAACGAGGTAAAAGACGTAGAACCAAAATTAGCCGCAGGAAAAGCAGAAATATATCCTCAAAAAAAATGGGGTTGGAAATCTGCACCATCTATTCCAAACAGACCATCTAAAGGAGGATTCCAATACAAGCAAATGTTCGAAGAAATGGAAGAGGGAGTTTTACAGCCAGTAGATCTTGACAAAGATTCTCTTTCTCCTATGGAATATCAGCAAGCTAGAAACTATCAAGAATTTAATCAAGACGATTGGACATTCGAC